ATAATAAGAATTTAGCTGTACATAACCAGTGTGGTCTTGTGGGTCTAGTATATCTGGACTGGACACTGTAAATACATATTTATCTGTTGTTATACCGATACTTTCAGTTATAACTGGGGTATCTGATAATGCTTTACCTGTTTCAAAAGTTCTAGTAGTATCTAACATACCACTATAAGAGGTAGAAAGTGCCTTTCCTGTATTTCTCACAGTAGAAGTGCTTTGCATTGTAACAGAATGACCCTCTGCATCCCCATCATTATTTAAAGTAGTTTGATTTAATAATTTACCAAACGATTCTGTAAAAGATGAGTCATCTGGAGTATCAAGTGTATCATCCAATACAGAGAAGAATGTTTTTATAAATGTAGAATCAGATGGGGTATCAAGAGTATCAGAAAGAACTTTAGTTGTAGATAAAGTTGTTGTTGAATCTGTTGATACTATAAGATCTACTAATCCAATACCTAAAGATTTAACTAAAGATTCTAATGCAATACTCAAATCATAATTATTGGTAATATTAAACTCACCAAATAGTGCCATACCTGCAGGATGTAACATTGTTTTAACTGCAGATTTATATGAAGATAATCTTTCGTCAATTTTTAGAACATACGAAAACGCTTGATAGTATCGACTATCTTGTATGTAAATGCTGTCACTAACAAATCCATTATTAGTTTGAAAATATCCTGGATATTTTACAAGAGCACCCAGCGCAACAGAGATGATTGCTGGGTCGTCTGAATTTGTTTGAGCATTTCTAAAATTTAAAGAAAACTCTCGAATAACAGTGCCAGCATATGTAGCATCAACATACAAGTAATCTACATAATCACCTAAGTTAACATAACCCTGTTCATTAAATCCTTCTGTTCTATCACTAATAGTAGGTTTAATAGTTTGTGCTTGTGTTCCACCTGGAGCATATAAACTTCCAACTGAACGAATGTTTCTAAAAACATATCCACCAGAATACGATCCAGATATCGCTGTGCCAGCTTCATACTCAGTGGCCAAACCAGTTAATGTTAATGAAGTTGTACTGGCAATACTTTTAACTACACCAACTAATAAAGGTGTAGCATCTGTGGTCCAAAGTTCATCTCCAACTGCAACACCACCAACTTGTCCAAAAGTTGTTGATGTACCAGTAACAGTCGTACTTGATGATGATGCTGATATAGTTCCTGTGGCTGCAGATTGATATGTATTTAATTCAGTTAGTGTAGAAGTACCTGCAATATTAACTGTTCCTGCAGAAACCACATCATTTGTTGCTAAAATAGACAACGCAAAATTAGCAGTATATCCTAAACCAAATTTAATAAATTCTGCGTATTTAATACCACCATCTGGATGAACAGCAGTAACTTTCATAAGAGCACCAGTACCGACACCAGATCTTAATTCAAATACCTGACCAACTCTAAAGTTTTTTCCTGGTTGAGTGATTGTTAGTGCTTGTGTTGCTGGAACAATTCTTGCCTGAAATGTATCTTGAAATTTAAGTAAATCTCCTGGATTTATAACACCAAAAAATCTTTTATCCAAGAAAAATTCATAAAGTTCATTTGAGAAAATTAATGCACTATTAACAGTACCACTATTAGGATTACTTAATGTTATAACATTTCCTGAAATAGAAACAACCTTTGTATTACCAACAATACCGCCACCATTTTGTGGTGCAGTTACTAACTGTCCTATTTCAATACCTGTATTATTTGTAACAGTAATAGTACTGGCACCAGAAACTCCAGTAGCCTCAATTTCGTAAGATTTACCAATTTTAACAATACGATCAATTTCACCGATAAGAGATTCTTTTTTATCGACAAGAACTCTTAGAATTCTTCCAGCAGTTTGAATGTCTACTAGTTTACCAACAATGTCATCTGGATCACCATAATCAACCTGAGCAAAAATTGAAATTTCTTGATTCCATCGACCATCAGAAGCAATAAGCATCTGCTGTCCTGGATATAATAATTCTACATTTTTGCCATACAAAAGTTTAAACAATAACTTATATGATGCTTCGGAACCTTTTGCAAGATACTGATCTTTAACATGTGATAGTAAAAATCTTTCATCCTCTACAACAATTGGTAGATTATACGCAAGTTCTTTTTTAAAATAATCAATAAAACTTTCTAAAGTTTTATCGATGTCTCTAAATTTACTTAAATCTACACCTTGATTTTGTAGATATTCATAGTATGCTTCTACGAATGCTACAAATGTAGGATAGTCCTCTCTGATAAACTCAGGGAGTTGTCTTTTTACTACCGATGCTATCGGTGTTCTTACAGGACTAGTATGACTCATTATGATCTAATAGAATTGAACTGATAATTGTAACCTGCTTGTAAATCACCATTAATTGTATTATCTGCGATAGCCTCAACAGTTAATAATGTTGGATCGATTTGAACAATTTGATTTAACGCTGAAACTACATCATATGATTCTGGTTTTACTTGCCACTCAAAGAATGCTCCATCAATGGCTCGAATTGTTAGACTGCGAACTACAATACTTCCTGTATCATAATTAATCGTTCCTATATCTGGAGTAACAATAACTTTTTCAAAGTTAGTATTTGTATAGTACAAACGAATATTTCCATTAGCATCATCGTCAAGAAAATGTAGTTCATTACTGTTTGGGATATAAAACCCTGTCGATGCAAATACTTCACCTTGTTTACCACCATCCTGAGAAATAGGATTAATTAAATCAAGAACATATTGAGTTGCAATATTATAAGTCACCTCATGTGGGTGACGAATCATAATACGAGTTATGTTGTTTGTGATAGCTGGATCTGTTTCATCAATAATCTTAGTGAGTTTAGAATAACGAAGAACAGAATCAAATCTTTCTAACTCTTCATCGTTATATCTCATAATTGATTGCTTAACCAATGTTTCAATCTGTGCAGCGGTCTTAGTGGTTGCTCTTGGATTGTAGTGAACGAATGAAGTAACTTTAATGTTAAAAAATTCTGGGTCTACGATCTCTGGAGTAATAGAAACAATATTTCGTGATTCTAAAATATTGTTTTTAATAAACTCTTTTTGTAGATTAGTTAATTTACTCGCTTCTTTTGGTTTAATACAAATATAAGTCTTGCCATAGATTGGAGGATTATTATCTTCTCCACCCCACACTGAAATAGTTTGTGCTTCAGGAAAGTTTTTTAAGATAATTGCTTTATAATCATCTGGTGTTACTGCTCTATTTTGAGCAGCATAGTATTTTGGCGCATTAAATTTAATCTCATCAATACTTTCTGAAGATGCTCCGCCAGATGCTGCAGCAGTCGCAGTAACAGACAAACTACTTCCAGCTAAGGTAACACCACCATATGTAAACGATGATGCAGAATTTGGTTCCTCTAAACTCGAAACCATATAATCTAATGTAACAACATTTCCATTTGATAATGCTATACCTAGATTATCGTTTCCAAAAGAAATTTCATATAACCCATCATCAATTTCTTTAACAAAATAGACATGAGAGAGTTCTGTTACTTCAGTTATTGTATCAGCACGAGTATATACTTCATAAACATCTGAAGAAGATGTTTGTTGCACACTAACTGTTAGTGTATTTAAATCTGCATTGGCATTCGGAATAATAAAACGAACACCTGGAGCCATAGTATATTTGTATTGAAGAGGAGTGCCCTCAGTTAAGACCAATCCTGTAAATGTATATGCACCAGAAACTAATGCAGTTGTTACAGCTGAACGATTATAAAATGTGTAAGATACATTATCAATCGAAGTTGTGAATGGTTGCATTGCTGGGAGAGTTACAGTAGATGGCGAACTTGTCGGAGAAGTAACTGTGGCAGTTACAGTGGCAGTCGCACAACTAGCCGAGCGAGGCATATAACCCAACATTTTAGCAAGAGAAACTACAGATGCTCGTTTACTAGCAGAATCTAAGAAACATTCATTGACTGCTAGGTTAGTATAGATTCCATTATAGTGAGTGTTATAAGCAAGAACATCTAGCAGGACAGAAAGTCCAGATCCTTCAAAATCATAATCTTGAAACTCAGTCTGCCCCTGTAAGAATGTTTTTAGATTAGATTTAATAGCATCAAAGTCTAACTCTGATACTTGTATTCTTTTATTATTATTTGCCATTATCGGGTTCTC